TTGAGCAGTCAGTCTCTAATGCCAGAAAGATTCTATGAGTGCTCGCCAAACGAAGTGGGACACTAGATATCTCTCTCTAGCCAAGCTAGTATCTAGCTGGTCTAAAGACCCGTCGACAAAAGTTGGAGCGGTAGCGGTAGGTGAGCATGGTCAGATACTATCGCAGGGCTACAATGGGTTTCCTCGCGGTGTGGCGGATGTAGAGACCATTCTCAACGATCGTGAGCTCAAATATAGATATACCATTCATGCCGAAATGAATTGTATTTACAATGCTTCTCTTTCCGGTATATCTCTTAAGAACTCTAGTCTCTATGTATATGGGCTTCCTATTTGCCATGAATGTGCCAAGGGAGTTATTCAATCTGGAGTAAGCAGGGTGGTATCAGCTTATGATCATACCTCTGAACGCGGGGTAACATGGAATGCTTCTTGGCAGTACTCTAGAGCTATGCTAGAGGAAACCGGCATTGCTTGGAGCTTCTATAGTGCTATCGATATACTGTAATATATTTAGATATACTGTAATATATTTAATTGAGTGTATTTTGTAAATACATCAATTTAATGTATTTAATTGAGTGTATTTTGTAGTGTACAATACATCAATTTAATGGTATAATATACTTCAAGATTGGAGATGTTCAGCTATGGATTATGTTAATATTCAGATTCAGAACACCGGTGTTTGGCAGACCGTCAGGTCTTGCCTTAACGACTCGCAGATAATTATCAGCGAGATGAAGAGCGTGAAGGAGATCTATCCGGATCTCCGCGTTCGAACGGTCGATAAGAATGATCGACTGATTGACATGCTGTAATATAGGAGACAATTGATGCACAACAGCAAGACTCAAAAGGCCAAGCTTGTCCGTTCGTTCAAGAACGGTTCTGAGTATACCGCGAGCCAGATCGCCTCGCGTTTCGGGGTAGCTAACCCGACGGCCATGATCAATTTCCTTCGCCGTGATGGCTATGCCATCTATGCGAACGAGGTGACTAATTCTCTGGGTCAGACGTATACCAAGTATCGCTTGGGTCGTCCGACGCGTCATATGGTTGCGGCTGGTTTTGCACTGCTCGGTGCCAGTGCTGCGGGTTTGACGCATTGAGAGTAGTGTATATATAGAGTACATTGAGCGCGCAGAGTGATGAACTCGTAAGCCGCGCTTTTTTTATCCATCTTAGCTCAGTGGTAGAGCAGGCGACTGTTAATCGCCCGGTCCCTGGTTCGAGCCCAGGAGATGGAGCCAACCGCTGCGATAGCTCAGTTGGTAGAGCAGAGGTTTTGTAAACCTCAGGTCGTGGGTTCGAAACCTACTCGCAGCACCATTCCGAGTGTAGCGCAGCTTGGTAGCGCAACTGCTTTGGGAGCAGTGGGTCGGGAGTTCAAATCTCTCCACTCGGACCATTATGTCTTTATAAATACTTTTAAAAGAGGTCGCTATGATAACTGAGCAGATATTAAAGAATCTGTGTCCATACGCTAAGCCAAATCTTTTAAAGGATGTAATAGACAATTTTAATGAATTAGCACCACAATTTGGTGTCACCTCAGATCTTCGCATTTGTCACTTCTTTGCTCAAGCAGCAGTTGAGACCGATTGGTTCAAAACTCTGCAAGAATATGCGTCTGGAGATCAGTATGAAAATCGAAAAGACTTAGGCAATACTCAGCCCGGTGATGGTCGGCGCTACAAAGGTAGAGGCATATTTCAAACTACTGGTCGCTATAACTATGATGCGACTGGTAAAAAGATGGGTCTAGATTTAATAAACAATCCGCAACTTCTTCTTGAGCCAAGAAATGCCGTATTGTCAGCTCTGTATTACTGGCAGTGGCGCAATATGAATGCCATAGCAGATAGAGATAATATCGACGAGGCTTCTAGAGCTGTTAATGGTGGTTATAACGGCTATGAGCATAGAGTCCAAGCATTAAATATTCTTAAGTCAACAATCGGACAAACCTTTATTGGACCAGCGAGCTCTATGGCTGATGTTGAAAATGTTCAGATGATGCTTAAGCTGCTTGGATATAAAGTTAATGTCGTGGATGGTCTATACGGGCCGGCCACCAGGGCCGCAGTAAAGAAATTTCAGCTAGATAATGATCTTTTGCAGACAGGCGTGGCAGACGAGGCTACTCTAAAACTGTTGGAAAAGAAGATCAATGGAAAAAAACCATAAGAAGCGCGATATTCATATGATGGAGAGTTGGATCGCTAAATTTATCGCAATCACTACTATCATTACGTTCTATGGATATATCGCCATGGTGACTTTTAATCCATTTGACAATAAGCTTAATATAGAATTTGTGAATCTAGCCATGGGCTGGATTGGCGGTGTAGCTACAGCCGTCATCTCATTTTATTTTGGGTCTTCTTCAGGAAGTGTTGAGAAAACCGAAATGCTAAATCGTGCCATGAATAAAATTCCTTATCAATCTAACGAGTCTACTAATAAGCACGAATGTAAAACAGTAAAAGAAAATGATAAAGATAAGGAAAGCACGCCGCCGTGATCTCGATCAGATATACACCATTGAAAGACTTTGTTTTAGAGAAGCTTCATTCTCTAGAAGAGCAGTATTATACCACATTTTAAACAATTTAGTCATATGTGCTGAGATAAATGATTTTGTTGTGGGTTATATGTGTTTCTCGCCTCTTACTAAGACTAAGAAACGTAGGATATACTCAATAGCGGTTAACCCGTCTCAAAGAAAAAAGGGTATAGCTCGAGCGCTTATGGCCGCGGCAGAGAAAAAAACTAAGGCTAGACATATATATCTAGAAGTTGATGAGACCAATGTTTCTGCCATAAAACTATATGAGTCTTTTGGTTACACAGTATTTGGTCGATACGAGAATTATTACGGAGAAACTGCTGCGCTTAGAATGAAGAAATTAATTTAGTTGTTTACTTCTGGTCAGGTCTAGTATATAATTAGACCATGTATCGGGAGAGCGACATGATTGAGGTTCAATATACTGTTCGAGGGGATGACGAGATAGGTTATCTCGAGGATCACATCAGGCGATTTGACACTATGCCTGAGGTCTGGGACTTTCTCAAGCGAGTCATGCTTCACAGGCGCGTAGATGGTAAGTTGGTGATCGGTACTCCTATCCTGGAGGACTCTATTTCTCAAGACGCTTCTTAGCGTCGTTAAGAAAGATCTCTACGTTCTGAAGCTTATTCTTACATATCTCCAGATTAGACTTAAGTTCCACTATTACTTGAGCTACCTGTAGGTCTGTAAGAGTCGATATATCTGGAATTTTAACTGTATTTGGACATACCAGCATCTCGCGGTCTGGCATTATGACGACTGGTTTTTCTTTCGTTATAAATTCTTCGGTGTTCTCACAGGCTGAGACAGATAGCACAACAAGAATAGCGATTAATACATTTCTCACTGTGATATTTCTCTCAATGTTTTCTTGAGAATTTCTGAAGATGGTCTATCAAGTCTCTTAGCCTCATCAGAGCCGAGAAAGTTATTGATTCCTGATAGCTTCTTGTCAAGATTCTGCTTAAATTGTTTTTCATTTTCTAATATTTGGTCTTGAATCTTTCTAACATCTTTAAGTTTGTTATCAAGCTCTCTTTGGTCTTTAAGAAGCTGTATAAGCTGGTTCTGATTAAACTTCAGAAGAGCTTTCTGTTCGACCGAATGCTCCCACCAGAAGTAAGCAAAGATCACAGCGGCGCCTATCGCGATATACCGCCAGTAGCTGGAAAAGATAGAAACAATCAAAGCAAACATAGTTATCCTTTATTTAATATATTTATAAATAATATTTATAAATAGAAGCGCTATGACATTTGTAAGAATTCCAGAACACGATATAGAGCGGGCTGCGTCTCTAATGACGGAGCTTGACAATTCTCATGACAACAACTTTAAGATTATTCTATCTAAGATAGACATATTTAAGCAAGCTAAAATGACACCCATGGTACTGATGAATACGGATAACTATGCTTTGTTTGTCGTAGCTGAGGAAACTTTTATGAAAAAATTACACTAGGGGCCTTTACAGAAGTCTACTTAGTTACTATATTATAACCGTGCTGCCGTTTCGGAGCACAAACTCAACCTTGCCTAACAGGAGGTTCATATGGGCAAAGACACCGTGTGGCATTTTGACCACACTTTCGCTGACTTAGACAAGTGGTCTAAGCACTTCATCGGTCTAGACAGGTTAGTCGACAACGTCTACAAGTCGGCTGAGCACGTAAGCAAGACCATGACTTCATATCCACCATACAACCTAAAGAAGACAGATCAGAACAAGTACGTTCTCGAGATGGCTGTCGCTGGTTTTGGGAAGAACGACATCGAGATTACTCTTGAGGAAGACAGGCTTGTCATTGACGGTAAGACCACAATTGACACACCGACTACAGACGGTGTAAACCAGACATTTCTGCACAAGGGAATCTCTGATCGCCCGTTCACACGCATCTTTACTGTAGCTGATAATTTTGAGATCAAAGGTGCTGAAATGATCAACGGTCTTCTTAAGATCTGGCTTGAGCATATTATTCCAGAAAATAAGAAGCCGAGGAAGATCAACATTGACGAAAAGCCTGCGTCAGACAAGATACTTCTGACAGAAAGCGGTGATAAGAGTGTTTAAATCAATACTCGGAAAGATCTGGTATTATCTTACTCTTCCAGGCGAGATAATTACGCAGAGTAAGTATCTGTCTCAAGCTACAGACACCGCCGATTTAGAGCGAAGGATGCGTGACATCCAGCGCGCCAAAAATCGATTTCAACATCTGTAAAAATAGGGGGCTTCGGCCCCCTATTTCTTGTTTACACTGACCAGTGATTGTTGTATAATATACAGATGGCATTCTATACAAATTTTTTCAGTCGAGGCAGCAGAGTTTATGTCCGTGGCTACAGCATGGGTCAGCCGTTTGAAGACGTTCACTACTACAAACCATATCTCTTTGTTTCAAGCAAGAAAGGTACGTATAGAACGATCGACGGTCGCCCTGTAGATAAGATTCAATTTAACAGTATTCGTGACGCGCGCGACTTTATTGAGAAATATAAGAACGTCGAGCAGTTTCAGGTATATGGATCGACAAACTTTCCTTACGTATATGTCAATGATCGGTTTCAAGACGACGTTGAATACGATCCCAGCAAGATCAGGGTAGTTACTCTAGACATTGAGTGCGATTCATCAAACGGCTTTCCAAATATAGAAAATGCCGACAAGATGCTCACGGCTATAACCATTCGTAAGAATGGGAGAAGCGCCGTGTTTAGCTACGGTGACTTTAAGACTAATGATCCTAATATATTCTATGTCAAGTGCGAAAATGAAGAAGATCTGATAAAAAAGTTCCTCAAGGTATGGAGCTCAAACGGCTGGAAGCCAGACATCGTTACCGGTTGGTATATTGAATTTTTTGACATTCCATATTTGATTAATAGGATAGCGCGCGTCCTAGATATGGACTGGGCCAAGAAGTTATCTCCATGGAAGATGCTAGACCAGCGCAAAGTCGAGTTCAAGGGCAAAGAGGCACAGAGCTACAACATACCAGGTTTGGCTGTTCTAGACTACTATCAACTGTACCGTAAATTCAGTTTTGCTAATCATGAGAGTTACAAACTAGACTACATAGCATCTGTAGAGCTTGGTGAGAAAAAAGTAGACTATTCAGAGTATGGAACTCTGCATAATCTCTATCACAGTAATTTTCAGAAGTTCATTGAGTATAACATACATGACTGCATTCTCGTAGACAAGCTTGATGATAAGCTCAAGTTGATCGAGCAGGTAATAGCCCTGGCTTATGACGCCAAGGTAAACTTTACCGATACCATGACCACGGTGCGTTCGTGGGATACGATTATTCACAACTATCTGCTCAAAAGCAAGGTGGTAGTGCCACCAATAAAGGAACCACCAATAAAGGAGTCGCGTGGCTTCAGCTCTCTGGTTGGTGGTCATGTGAAGGACCCTCAAACAGGAATGCATAAATGGGTCGTTTCATACGATCTAAACAGCCTGTACCCGCATCTTATCATGCAGTATAATATCAGCCCGGAAACTTTCTTGCGGCGCATGGACATGCCATCTATAGACACTCTGCTCGAGGGTAAATGGATCTGCCCTGACCAGACTGTTACATATGCAGCCAACGGGTGCACATATCGCAAAGATAGACAGGGTTTTCTTCCCGAGTTAATGGAGAAGATGTACAACGATCGCTCCAAGTATAAAAAAATGTCTATTGAAGCAAAGAAGAAATACGAGGAGACCAAGAACGCTGATGATCTTAAACTCGTGGCTAGATATCACAATCTTCAGCTAGCAAAGAAGATTCAGCTAAATTCGGCCTATGGTGCTTTGGCTAACGAGTACTTTAGATGGTTTAACTTTAATCACGCCGAAGCGATTACGACCTCTGGTCAGCTCTCAATTCGTTGGATCGAACAGAAAATGAATATCTTCATGAATAAACTCATGAAGACCAGTGGTAGGGACTACGTTATAGCCTCGGACACAGACTCAATCTATATCAATATGGGTCATATCGTGAATGCTCTAGGTATCGCCGACAAGACCGATCACGAGATCTGTAAGATCATCGACACGTTCTCTGAGCAGAAGATCGTTCCATACATGGAACAGTCCTATGTCGAGCTCGCTAGTATGATGTCTGCCTACAGGCAGAAGATGCAGATGAAGCGTGAGACCATTGCCAATAAGGCGATTTGGAAAGCGAAGAAGATGTACATCATGAACGCTCTAGATATCGAGGGCGTGACGTACAAGGAGCCTAAGCTTAAGCTTCAAGGCATCGAGGCCGTGAGATCATCGACACCACAGGTGTGTCGCAACAACATCATGGAGGCGATCAGCGTTATAGTCAACAGCGATATTAATAGTCTGAGAGAATATGTCAAGCAATTTCACAATAAGTTTGTAACACTTCGTTTTGAAGAAGTGGCATTTCCTAGATCCGTCAAGGAGATGTCTAAGTGGCGGGATGGTGCCAGCATCTACAAGAAGGGCACACCGATTCACGTCAAGGGATCTCTGATATTCAACTCTCTACTGCAGCGTCACGGTATCAAGAACATCCAGCCAATCGCTGAGGGTGATAAAATCAAGTTTTCATATCTGAAGCTGCCAAACCCTATCATGGATACGGTCATATCTGTTCCAGACTACCTGCCGGACGAGTTTGGCTTGGATAGATATATAGACCGCGAGCTTCAGTTTCAGAAGACCTTTCTAGATCCAATCAAATCGATCTGTAATATTATCGGCTGGAAGCTCGAGGAAACAGCAACACTGGAGGATTTTTTCTCATGAAAGAAGAAGATCTGGAAGACGACTTTGGCTTTTCTCTTATCTCAGAGGACGAGCTAAATGCTGGTGTCCAGGACGTTACTAACAAGCTTCACGGATTAAAAAAGATGATCATGCCTCTTCTAAATAATCTGATGAAGAATCCCGACAAGGAGTATATATTTTGGCCAGATCGAGTAAAGAAGATTCAGGCATTCATCAAGAAAATGGACTCATATATCGATAGCTAATAGTTGTTTACATATCAATACAGTTGTTATACAATAATACGAGTATATGGAGAATATAATGTCTATTAGAGACAAGTTGATTAAGAACAGCACAATCAATCTAACCGATACGTTGGCGAATTCAAAAGTATTTGCCACTAAGGATATGATCACCACGCCGGTGCCGATGATCAACGTAGCCCTTTCCGGCGATCCAACCGGAGGCTTGACATCAGGCGTGACTATGATTGCTGGTCCGTCCAAGCACTTTAAGACAGCTTTTGCCCTACTCATGGCCAAATCGTATTTGGACAAGTATGAGGACGGTGTTATTCTACTTTATGATTCTGAGTTTGGTTCACCGCAGGATTATTTTAAATCTTTCGATATCGATCTTAATCGAGTTGTGCACACTCCAGTCACCGACTTTGAGCAGCTACGTCATGATGCCAGCGTTCAGTTAGAGAGCATTGAACGTAACGACCACGTTATGATTATTGTTGATTCGATGGGTAATCTGGCATCTCGCAAAGAGGTAGAGGACGCGATTAATAAGGACGCCTCGCCGGCCGACTTTACTCGCGCCAAGGTCAACAAGTCGTTTTTCCGAATCGTCACTCCCAAGCTTAACCTTAAGAACATTCCAATGGTTGTTATCAACCACACGTACATGACTATGGAGATGTTCTCTAAGCCAGTCGTCGGCGGTGGTACTGGTTCATATTACGGCGCCGACAACATCTGGATCTTGGGCCGTCAGCAGGAAAAGGACACCGATAACAAGATCGCCGGTTATAATTTTGTAATCAATGTAGAAAAGTCTCGTTTTGTCAAAGAAAAGAGCAAGATTCTTATCAATGTCAGTCATGCCGATGGTATCAATCGCTGGTCCGGGCTGCTACAGAATGCTCTAGAGTCTCGTCATATCGTCAAGCCAAAGAACGGACGATATGTCGTAGCTGACCCTGAAACTGGCGAGATCAAGGGCAAGGAAATGAAGGAAGACGACATTGAGAGCAATACTGATGTATGGAAGGCCATTTTATCAGATGAACGCTTCGTTGAGTTTTTGCGCAATAAATATAAACTCGGCACCAGCAGCATTCTTCAGGAAGACGAAGAGTAATTTGAATGATTGATAAAATCATCCTAGCGAATCTCGCGTTAAACGAAGAGTTTGCTAGGAAGGTCATACCTTTTATCAAGCCGGAGTACTTTCAGGACAAGTCCGATAGAATCGTGTTTGATCTCATCGATTCATACTCCAAGAAGTACAATAAGTTTCCGTCTCGAGAGGCTCTGAGTGTAGAGCTCTCGGTCAGGGATAGTCTCGGCGAAGATAACTTTAAGACCTGTTCTGAATTCATCGAGCAAATGAAGCTCGATGACTCTGACTCTGACTGGCTTGTAGATCAGACAGAAAAATTCTGTCAGGATAAAGCGATCTACAACGCTATCATGACATCAATCCATATTCTGGATGATAAGACTGGAAAACTAGCCAAGGGATCGATTCCTAAGCTTCTTTCAGACGCGTTGGCGGTTAACTTTGACACCAGCATCGGCCATGATTTTCTCGTAGACTCGGAAGCACGATTTGAGTTCTATAGGCGAAGAGAGGAAAAGATCCCGTTTGACCTGGCCGTGTTTAATACCATAACCAAGGGCGGACTGTCTCGTAAGACTCTAAACATAGTTCTGGCTGGCACCGGCGTCGGCAAGTCAATGTTCATGTGTCACACCGCGGCGCACAACCTAACCGAAGGAAAGAACGTTCTGTACATTACTCTCGAGATGGCAGAGGAAAGAATCGCTGAGCGAATCGATGCCAATCTTTTGGATGTACCTCTGGACGAGCTCGAGATGATACCAAAGGAGTCTTATGACTCTAAGATCGAGCGTCTCAAGACTAAGACTAAGGGACGATTGATCATCAAGGAATATCCTACCGCGTGCGCGTCTTCCAGCAACTTCAGACATCTGATTGATGAGCTAAAGATTAAAAAGAATTTCGTTCCCGATGTAATCTATATCGATTATCTAAACATCTGCGCCTCTGCGAGGATTAAGCATGGAGCCAACGTCAATTCTTATACCTATATCAAAGCAATCGCAGAAGAGCTTCGAGGACTTGCCGTGGAGTTCGATGTACCTGTCGTCTCTGCGACTCAAACAACTCGAGGAGGGTATACGAGCAGCGACTTGGGACTGGAAGATACATCAGAATCCTTTGGACTCCCGGCCACAGCTGATTTTATGTTTGCGATCATCTCGACCGAAGAGTTTGAGTCACTCAATCAGGTACTGGTTAAGCAGCTCAAGAATCGCTATTCTGACGTTGGGACTAACCGTAGGTTTATGCTTGGGGTGGATCGCCGAAAGATGCGCTTCTATGATGTAGAGCAGGACGCTCAGGAGAATCTTCTGGACGGTCCGGTTATGGACAACACTAAGTTTGGTCAGGAGGACAGAAACCGATCCTCCAGTATCAAGTTTGACAAGAAACTATTTGCGGAGTTCAAATGACGTACGATATCATCGACTTAAGCGACGAGGGACTCTATTGTATCAGGGAGATCCCTACCGATAGAATCATTATGGCATCAGATCGAGAGAGAGTCGCGGAGGAGTATGCTAACCGGTTGAATAAAGGTTATGGATTCAATGGCTGGACACCAGAATTTTTCATCCGGAATGACATCGTCGTATAAATAAACTCACTGAAAGACTGGTATTGCGCTGCAGCGCAAGAGGCATAGAGTAACACATTTAGCAAGGAACAGTCGGGATCACGGTGGGGTTCCGCCCGACCCAGTCTACTTTTATTCATAGAAGGAGGTCGAAAGGCCTCCCTTTTTTATTTGAATAAATAGTGAAAAAGGTCATATTAGCACATGCGCAATTATGGAATATTCTCAGATAAAGAAACTCAAGCTTTTATTGACAGAGTTCTTGGAACTAAATTGGCTGCAAGATTGAATTTCAATCAGGCTGATTTTGGTAAAAACAGAATTAAGAATAAAGATGCTATTAGATTTTTATATATGAGATATGGCAGAATTAAAGAATTGAATGATGTTCAGCCTTCAAACCGCGTCGATATGCGTGAGTTAAATACTAAAATAAAAATACTAAAAAGATCTAATCGTTTTAACGATATATATGATGCAAATATAAAGGGTGTTGGTCCAGGTGAAGTACTTCTATATCTTTTATTAAATAATTCATATCTCGGCGGTGGTAAATCAGCCGGCGCAGATATATTTGTTGATAATATTGGATACGAGATAAAAGCAGTTAAAATTTCTGCTGAGACAAATATCGCTAGCGATTTTAGATTCGGTGGCACAATAGATGCCGGTATACAACGTAAAATTATTTCATCTTTAGAAGATCTAGTTAAACAATACAATAATAAAACGAACAAAACTTTAAAAGCAACCTCAGAAGCAATCAATAAACTAGTTATAGATGAGATAAAGCGGAGTGAGTTTAAAAATGCATTTGAAAAAATTGAGGAGCAGCAATTTAGGGAATTTGCGAGTAGCTACTTCAAAAAACCAGTAATTTTTATCGATAATCGTAATAATTCAACAAAAGGCATAATACTTTATTCTGGTGAAGTATTAAAGGATAATATTTTTATTCACAGAGTTACTCAAGGAACTGTTAGACCAGCCATTAAATTTGCAAATGAATCAGCACCGGTACCCATCTAATGCTATCATTTTCTAAATTAATAGTTGAGGAGAAGCGAAAGATCCTTCATGTCTTTGACATGGATGAGACTCTGTTTCACTACCCTGATCCAAAGACTGAGCCGAAGATTCACGTCAAGAACTCTTCCGGCGACAGGGTTAAGTCTCTGAGCAACGTGCAGTTCAACAACCACAAGCTAGAGCCAAACCACCAATATGACTTCTCAGACTTCAAGTCGTCTGACGTGTTCACCAAGTCTGCCCATCCGATCAAGAAGATGATTAAGCAGCTTAAGAACATCCATCTCCGTAATCCGAATGTCGAGATTCTAACAGCACGTTCTGACATGGACGACAAGGAGAAGTTTGGTCACCACCTGAAGAAGCACGGGATTGATATCGATAAAGTTCACGTGCGGCGCGCCGGTAATCTAGACAAGGGAACACCAGCCGAGCGTAAGCGTAACATCGTATCAAGCTTAGTGCATAAGCATGGGTACCATGAGGTTCATCTCTACGACGACTCTCATGAGAACTTAACTCACTTTCTTAGCCTTAAGCGACATCACCCTGATGTAAAGTTCGTCGCGCATCACGTGGAACACGACAAGACCACTGGAGATACTGCGGTAAATAAGACTGTGGCAAATCGTTTTAAGGATGACACCGAGCACGGCGGGATGGCTTTCTACTCGCCAGATGAGCGCAAGAGAATCAAGGAAGATGCATGAAAAGCTTTGCAAACTTTTTAACAGAACAGGCTGATGAGGAGCAGGATGGTAAGCCACTCAAGCATCTGACGCATGTGGAAGACCACATCATACACTCTGGCAACGAGGGAGTTAAGAAAGCTGGACATGCACTTGAGGGTGCGCACGACGCGCTTATGGGCAAGAAGTCAGATCTAAATATTACTGCCAAGTACGATGGAGCACCCTCGGTAGTGTTTGGATATCATCCCAAGAACGGAAGATTCTTTGTCGGAACTAAGTCGGCGTTTAATAAGAACCCTAAGATCAATCACACCAATCATGACATCGAGCAAAACCACG